ATTACAATTTGCAGGAAGTTTTTGGGGAGATAAAGATAAGTTTAAATTTAAAGTAAGTTTGTCCGATTTTGAAGTTATAAATGAAGTAGGAGAAGGAACCGAAAGAATAAATAGAATTGAATTTTCATTGGCAGTTAAAGCATATTTACTTCCTGAAAAGTTTGATGGACAAAATACTATTAAAAAATCATTCTCTACTAAAAGAGTCGTAATGTCTACCGAAGTGGATGTAACCGGAAATGGTAGATTGGAGGGTTTATTAACAACACCATCGGCATATTATGATAACAAAGACTTAATTGATTTCTTATCTTTAAATAATAGTAAAATCGTAGATGGTGGAATTAATATAGCAACATTCACAGGAGTAAAATTAATACAAGCACCTGCACAATTAGAATCAGTAATTACCGCGGGTCTAACATATGATGGAAAATCTTATGATATTAAAGTTTATATAAATGGTGTTAGGTATTATCAAACGACGCATTTTACAATAACATCATATACAAATAATACATTAACATTAGCATTGTCTCCTGGATTTTCAGTAGATACTGGTGACGAAATTACAATAACTGGTAAATTTATCGATTTAGTATAATGAAAAGAAGTTTATTAGATATAACTCAAAAATTGTTTAGAAAACCTGGTAATGCAATTTTAACTCCAAAAGATTTAACAAATTCTACTTATTGGATTTATGAAGCAAAGGGTTGGAAATTTGTAGATATATTAAGAGAAATTGAATATAGAACTACACAAGATAGATTAAAAATTTATATTAATACACAAAGTATAAGTGCAAAAGATTATGAAGTTGAAGAAGGTACAAGTGGTTTATTAATTAAATTTATAAAAGATAATTTTAATGGGTTTGTTTTGGATGCTGATGATTATATTCAAATAGAAGGAGATATAGAACAATATGCTTAATAGATTTAATTCAAATAGTAGAAAACTTAATAAAGTTGTTCCAAAGGTTAATATTAATAATCTTACTAATAATGATTTGACCGGAAGTTTACAAAATATTCAAATTCCAACTAATACCAAATTTGAATCCAAAACCCGTTCCAATCCAAATCCAATAAAATTAGTAAATAACAAAACAAAAATATCAGAGTTTTATCAAGAGATATTAGAAAATAGTGCAAGATATAATCAAAGAGTAATTGATGAATTTGACAACAATACAAATACATTAACAATATATAGTGCCAGTTTGGATTACGGAACCGAAGGAGCATCACCAAATAATTTTGAAGTATTGGTGTTTGGTTTACATATTCCAGGAAATTATAAAATTGAAGAAGTTGGAAATAATGTAGTAATAACTTTAAGTGAATATTATATAGATTATGATAATGTAACTATAAATGATATTTATGTTATGGGAAAATTAAAATAAAAAAATATAAACAATATGGGAATATATTTTTCAAATGGATTTAGTATAACACCAAATCCATATATGTTGGTTACAAATGGGTTATTACTTCAATTGGACGCAAATAATTTAACAAGTTATCCTGGTAGTGGAACAACTGTTTATGATTTAACTAATTCATATAACCATACATTGATTGGTGCCACATTTACTACATTGAATGGAATAAAATGTTTTGATTGCACAACCGGAAATAATAGAGTTGATGTAAACGGAACAGGTCCAACTTTACCAACAACGGGATATACCTATATTACTTGGGCAAGATTGATAAATAATAATTCAGGATTTAGAACATTACTTTACACAAAAGGTACTTATAAAATAACACCAATTACTATTCCTAATGGAACAAGTACATTAGGATATTGGGCAACAGCATTCGTAAGTTCAGGATATGATGTTTCATCTTCGGCTGGTGTTTGGGTTCAATATACAGTAGTTGGGGATAATTCATCTCAAACATTCTACATAAATGGTTCACAAGTGGGAAGTACAATCAATGAGGGTTCAGGTGGAAACACACATTGGGGAGTTGGTAATAATGATACCGCCGGTCAACCTTTTGGACATGTTGCAAATCTTTATTTGTATAATAGAAAATTATCAATTGAGGAAATAACACAAAATTATAATGCAATAAAACCGACTTACGGATTATAAGAATAAAAGATATTTATAGGATATGGCAAACTTAATAAGATTAAAACAAATAGAGAGTGGTTCTGCACTACAAACATCTGCACAAATCGGAATAGATATAAGTGGTTCGGTTATCGGTATTGTTAGTTCATCATTAAGTGGAGCTTTATCTGTACTTGCAACCGATGTAGAAGTTGCGGCAATAAGTGCATCAATAGCTGCAAGTATTGGTATAGTTGCAACTGGGGTAGGACTTGTAACAACTGCATCTTTCCATGCTTACACTGCATCTTTAGGAGATACATTTGCAACAGACTTGGAGGTTTATCAAACAGCATCTGCTATTATTGACCAGGGTGAGTTTTAATAATAAAAACTCATATTTATAAACAATATTACGAATACATAGATGGCTCAATTAATACAACATAAAAGAGGTAGGTTAGAAAGGTTATCCACAATTACGGGTTCTTTACAAAAAGGAGAAATATTAATTGTAACCGGTTCGTCAAATATTACATCTTCAAACGGCTCATCTATTTTATTTGCAGCAACTGAAAGTGGTTCGGTTCAAGCTACCAATAGATTTATAATAGGTAGTTCGGCACCAAATGTATTTCCGGCATCTACTTATGGTGGTTTAGTAAATGGAGTTCCTTATTACGATAGTGGTAGTGGAACTTTATATTTGTTAGGTGGTGATGGTAATACTGCAATCAACCTAACAGGTAACATTAGTACATTTAGTGCTTCGGTTGCAACATCATTTTCAGCAAGTAATGCAAGTATAGCAAGTATAACTGGAGATTTCAGTTCGTCAGTAGCAACATCATTTAGTGCAAGTAATGCAAATTTAAATACTTTAAGTTCTTCAATTTCACAATCGATTGTTGACATAGTAAGTGCATCATTAAGTAGTTCATTATCGGTTATAGCAACGGATATAGAAGTTGCAATCGTTAGTGCATCATTATCATCGTCACAAGCTTTAATATCATCTTCAATTAGTACATCAATTGCAGAAACTTTAAGTGGAAGTGTGGCATCGATTACAAGTTTAAGTTCATCGGTATCAGCTTCATTAGCAAGTTTAAGTGCAAGTAGTGGATTTATACAATATGTAACAAATAGTGTTCAAAATCTTACCGGAATAGAGGTTGCAGATTATAGTTCGGATGTTGCAGTGACTTTTGTAAATGGAACATTAAAATTTATTTTTGGAACACCATTAGCACCAACATCGGTAGCAGCATCTTTGAGTGGATTTGCAGGTGATAGATTTAATAATGTAACGGACACATATTCAGTTAATGGAAATTGGAATAATCAAGGATATACATTAGTAAGTGCATCTTTATACGAAGGTTCAACTCTATTAACACAGGTTGGTAGTGGAACATCATTAACATATAGTACGACAACATCAGGTTCTCACACATATAGATTAGAATATACTGCAAGTTCTCCATTAGATGGTAGTTTATATAAAACATCAACTACTACAACGGGAACAGTATCTAAAACAAATCCTGTAGCACCTACATTAACTCCAACCGCAACAATTCAATTGGGAGTTTCTTCAAATCAAATTGAACAAGGTGCAACGGGTAGTATTTCATTTACATCATCTTCATTAAATCCAAATGCGGGTTGGAATTTGACAAGTGTAACAACCAATGTGGCATCACCATATTTAGTAACAGGTTCAGCAACCGGTTCTACTTCAATTAGTATAACTGCAACTGCAAACTACGCATCTCCAACAGGTGAGAACGTTCCTGATACTACAACAACACAAACGGCAACTACTACATATACAAAGATTAGAAGTTTAAGATATGGTGCAAGTGCAGCAACATCGTTTACTGCCGGAGAATTAGAAAACATTGGTGCTTGGGATACTACATTAGGTGGAACGATAGGAACAATTGCAAAAGGAACAACAACGGCAAGTGGACAAAGTGTAACAATAAGTTGGACTGGTGACAAATTCCATTATATAGTATTCAATAGTTCTCTATCAAACTTAACAAATATCACAACAGGTGGATTTGGTGTATTTGGTTCGTTTGCAGTAACAACAGTTGGACAATATAAAGTTTACAAAACGAGTCTTTTGCAAGCAGGTGGAGCAGGAAGTAGCATAACATATATATTAACATAAATAGAACGATAAGAGATGGCAATTATATTACCTAGTGGGTTTAACATAACGAATAGTGAGCCGGTTGATGCAAGATTTGCATTAGCAAACCAGTCAGCTCGTTATGCTTTATCTGCTGCTAATATTTATAAGGGATTGGTTGTATTTCAACAAGACGATTCTACAATGTTTGTATTAACTGATACTACAAATGTAGGAAATTCAAATGGTTGGACACAGATTCAAATTGGTACAATAACATCAAATTTACCATCGGGTGTAATATCATCTTCACAACAGGTGATTGACATATTTAATGCAAATTTCACAGCAGGTTCTACAATGGCAACAACCGTAGATACTACATTTGCAACCGATAATGAGTTATTTGTTACATCTTCAAACTTGGATGCGGGGGAGTTTTAAAACATAGTAAAATAAAATATATAAAAAAATCCAAAATAAATCTATTAATTAAATGTGTTTTAATCTGAAATAGATATTTATTGAGGAATAACCTTAATTAAGAGAATAACAAAAAATATGGCACAAATCATTAAAAACAGACGTGGTTCGTTAGAACGTTTATCGGCAGCAACCTCATCATTTCAGAAAGGTGAATTAATAATAACCTCAGGTTCGTCAAATTTAACGACTACCAATGGTTCATCTATTTTATTCGCAGCAACCGAAAGTGGTTCAGTTCAGG